TTAAAAAATTTAGTTAGAAAGAAGGAAAGATTATGAGCAATTTTAGTGCTTTTTTAGCAGAGAATGCTGCAAAACAAGAAGTTATAAAATACGTGGCTTCAAAAAGATTTTTTACAATGGTAAAAAATGAGAAAACAGGAAAAGAAGAAAAGAAATTTGAAGAATGGAAAATCGGATGTGTAACTGGTGAAGAGGACGAAAGAATAAGAAAATCATGTATAAAAAGGGTACAAGTACCAGGAAAGAAAAACATGTTTCAGCCAGAAACTGATATAAATGAGTATATGGCAAAATTAGCAGCAAAATGTACTTTATATCCTGATTTAAATGATGCAACATTACAACAAAGCTATGGAGTAATGAGTGCTGAAGAATTACTAAGAACAATGCTAACACCAGGAGAATATCAAGACTATTTAACAAAAGTTCAAGAAGCAAACGGATTTAACTCAATGGATGAATTGGTTGAACAAGCAAAAAACTAATTGAAGAAGGCGATAGTGATGCAAATTATGCTTATTATTGCTTTCATAAGATTAAAATGTTACCAAGTCAGTATGAAGCACTTCCAAGGCGAGAAAAAGCAATGATAATTGCTATGATCCAAATCAAGATGGAAGATGACAAGAAGAAAAACGAAGAAATGAAACGTAAAGCAAAAAAAGGAAAAAGAGGTAGAAAGAAATAATCTACCTCTTCAATTTTTTGTAAAGGAGATGAAGATATGGCAACAATTAGAACAGCAATACAAGTACAAGATGGAATGTCTCCAGCCTTTAAAGCGATGTATACCGCAATGAATTTAGTCTTAAATACATTTGAATCAATACAAAGTGCTTCACATAATACGATTGATACCACAAGCATACAAGCTGCAAGAGAAGAACTTGCGAAAGCCAATGTTATAGCATCCGAATTTCAAAATCAATTAACAGAATTAAATTCTACACCTGTCAACGTACCAGTAAATACACAAAATACACCAACAGCTAAACCAAATGATGCACAAAATATGTATGATGATACTGTACAAAGAATTCAAGTAAAAGATAATTTAATAAATAACATATCTAGTCAACAACAATATAATGAATTGTTAGAATCAACAAAACAAAAAATGGAACAAATGAGGCAGACAGCAACAGACATATCGAATATTACTGGAGAAGATAAAAAGTTGCTTATGGCCAATAATAGTGAATATCAAAAAATGGCAGAATTACAAAGCATTTTATTACAACATCAACAAGAAATACAAGATAGTATAGCAAGTAAGATGCCAGAGTGGCAACCATCTACCAATATGCAAGTATTCACAAACACAGGAATTGAAAGATACCAACAAGAAATAAATTCAGCAAATAACATGATAAACAAGCTATCACAATCACAACAAAGAATACAAAATCAAGCTCAAACAATGAACTTATTACCACAAAATGCAATAAATGATATAAATGCACTAAATAACAGAATAGCAAAAATAAAAACGACATTACAAGAAGTTCAAGCAAGAAAAATAACAGGAATTGGAGCAGATAAAGCAAGTAATCAAGTTGAATCATTAAGACAGCAATTAAACGAAGCAATACAAAGCCAAAATGAATTAACACAAGCTATGAATCAAATGGATATAACAGCAACAAATGAAGCATATCAAAAATTAGTAAATAATATAGACTCTGCAGAAAGAAATATAAGAGAAAATATAACAGGACAGGACCAATTTAATAATAGTGTAAATTCAGGAGTACGTTCAGCAGATAATCTAGCAAATAAATTTAAAGGAATATTAACTACAATTTTAAGTATAGTTGGAGCAAAGAAAGTGTTAGATTTAGCTGATGCAACATCACTAACAAATTCAAGATTAAATCTTATAGTTGATGATGGAGGAAGTGTTGAAGAATTAGATAAAAAAATATTTGCAAGTGCTAACAGAGCAAGAGGTGCATATTTAGACACAGCAAATGTAATTTCTAAATTGGGAATATTAGCAGGAGATAGTTTCAAAAATAATGACGAAATAATTGCATTTACTGAATTAATGAATAAAAACTTTAAAATCAGTGGTGCAAGTATTCAAGAACAAACTGCAGGTATGTATCAATTAACACAGGCAATGGCAGCTGGAAAATTACAAGGTGATGAGTTTAGATCAATAATGGAAAATGCTCCACTATTAGCTGAAGCAATTGCAGATTATACAGGAAAAAGTAAAGGAGAATTAAAAGAGCTATCATCACAAGGATTAATAACATCTGATGTAATAAAAAATGCTATGTTTGCAGCTGCAGATCAAACAGAAGAAAGATTTGAAAGAATGCCAATGACATTTGCTGAAGCATGGACAAAAATGAAAAATATAGCATTAAAAACATTCCAACCAGTTCTAACAAAAATTAGTAGTATAGTAAATAGTAGTGAATTTCAAGAAATGTTTGAATCATTTATTAATGTCGTTAGTATAGCAGCACAGGCAGTTTTAGAACTGATAAATGCTGCAATGTGGTTATATGAAGTTTTAGAGCCGTTTACACCATTAATTTTAGGGATTGTTGGTGCTTATATTGCTTTTAATGTTATAAGTGGATTAGTAAGTATAGCACTTGGAATAATGTCAACAATGAAAGCTGTGGATGCTGCTGCAAGTATGCTGGCAACAGGAGCAACCTTGGGAGAAACTGCAGCTCAATGGGGACTAAATGCAGCATTATATGCGTGCCCAATAGTATGGGTTGTTGCATTAATTGTGGCTTTAATCGTAGCACTTACATATTTATGGTTTACTAATGATAAAGTGGCCTATGGTATTTTATATTTATGGGATGCTTTAAAATTAGGACTTATGGCTGCTGGATTAGGAATTCAAGCAGTATGGTATGGACTACAATTAGCTGCAATGTATTTATGGTTAGGAATCCAAACTGTAGTATTAGGATTGATGACAGCATGGTATGGATTTCAAACAGGAGTCGAAGCAGTATGTCTAGGAGTTTTATCAATATTCCAGGGATTATATAATGGTATAGTCTCAATCGTAAATGGTATTATTTCTGTGTTAAATAAAATTCCAGGTGTTAATATTGATTATGCAGAAGCGGCAACATTTGCTGATGATTTCGCAGCAAATATGTCACAAAACATAATTGATAGAAACCAAAAATTACAAGATATGGCCAGCCAAATGGATGGAACAATGGATCAAATCAACTCAATGAAATCAGATTTTGCTGCAAAATTATCTGCAGGAGCAACAAGTATTCAAAATACAGCAATTGATATGAATGCAACAAGAGATGATAGAGTAGCTCATAGAAATGATTGGGTTAATGGTGCCAAGAGTGCAATTCAAGATGCATTAAATATGGATGGTTTTGATTTTAGTAATATGGGCAGTGATCTAGGAAATAAACTAGGAGACATAAAAGGAGATACAGGAAAAATATCTGACTCAATGGATATTACTGAAGATGATTTGAAATATTTAAGAGATTTAGCAGAACAAGAAGTAATAAATAGATTTACAACTGCAGAAATAAGAATAGATATGACTAATAATAACAATATAAATAGTGAAACAGATCTAGATGGAATAGTAGCATACTTAGAGGATGCATTATATGAAACAATGGAAATTGCAGCAGAGGGGGTGCATGATTAATGTATTATTTTTATTTAGATAAAATATTATTACCAGTTGCACCAGAAAAATTACAACTTAAAATAAACAATAATAACAAAACATTAACTTTAATAAATAATGGAGAAATAAACATATTAAAAGATGCAAAATTAACAGACATAAGTTTTGAAATTTTGCTACCAAATAGTAAATATCCGTTTGCAATGTACAAAGATGGTTTCAAAAAGCCAATATACTATTTAGAAAAATTGGAAAAATTAAAAACAAGTAAGAAACCATTTCAATTCATTGTATCAAGAAAAATGCCAACTAATGCGGTATTGTTTGATACAAATATGCAAGTATCACTTGAAGATTATAAAATAACTGAAGAAGCAAAACAGGGATTTGATATAAAAGTATCCGTTAATTTGAAACAATACAAACAATATTCTACAAAAACTATGAAAATCACAATAAAACAAGCAAGACCAAAACCAGTTGCTACTCCAGTAGTAACAAGACCAGCACCATCAGCACCAACAACTAGAACTTATACAGTTGTTAGGGGCGATTGTTTATGGAATATTGCCAAAAAATATTATGGAAATGGAAGTCAATACACCAAAATATATGATGCAAATAGGGATAAGATAAAAAATCCTAATCTTATATATCCAGGGCAAGTATTGACTATACCATAATAGGAGTGATGCTATGGATAAAGTAGAAATATTAATTCAAAATGGATCTACCGTATATGAGCCAGTGGTCCAAGAAGATGTAACATGGGAAACAGAAAGAAAAGGAGTACCTGGAAAGTTTACATTTAAAGTTCTAAAAGACGATATAATAAACTTTCAAGAAGGTAATCCTGTAAGATTTTCATTTGGTAATACAAATGCTTTCTATGGGTTTGTATTTGGTAAAAGCAGAACTAAGGACAAAATAATAACAGTTACTTGCTATGACCAATTAAGATATTTCAAAAATAAAGATACTTATGTGTACAAAAATAAAACCGCTGATGATGTTGTAAGAATGATAGCAAAAGATTTTTTATTAAATATAGGTACAATAGAATATACGGATTATATTATACCATCAAGAGTAGAAGATAACAAAACATTGTTTGATATAGCACAAAATGCAATAGATATGACATTGCAAAACAAAAAAGAATTATATGTATTGTATGATAATTTTGGAAAGATATGCTTACAAGCTATAGAAAGATTAAAATTAGGTTTAATTATTGATGAAGAAACAGGGGAAAATTTCGATTATAAATCAAGTATAGATGAACAAACATATAACCAAATTAAATTAATTTATGAAAATAAAGATACAGGAAAAAGAGAAGTATATATAACAAAAGATAGTTCAAAAATCAATGAATGGGGAATTTTACAATACTTTGAAAAATTACAAAATAATACTAATGCAAAAGCCAAAGCTGATGCACTATTACAATTATATAACAAGAAAACAAGAAAATTAACCATTAAAAATGCACTAGGAGATATAAGAGTAAGAGGAGGATCAAGTGTAATAGTAAAATTAGATTTAGGCGATGTAAAAGTTCAAAATTTTATGGTAGTCGAAAAAGTAAAACATACATTTAAAAATAATGAACATTTTATGGATTTAACATTAAAAGGAGGAGAATTTATATCATGAGTGAGCAATTATTAAACATAATAAAAAAAGCAGCAAAAGAAGCAATAGATGAAGCAACACCATCAAATGTGATGTTTGGAACGGTGACAAGTACGTCACCACTTACCATTAATGTTGAACAAAAACTTAATTTGACAAGTGAATTCCTAGTATTAACAAAAAATGTAGTAGATTATACCGTAAATGTTACTATGGATTGGAACACAGAAACCAGAAGTTTAAATGCAAACCATTCGCATAATGCAAGTAGTAATGTGTCTGTAAGCTCAAGAGCATCAGTCAGCCCAAATCCTGATAATATTTCTGTATCGGTAACAAGCGAAGCAAGTGCTGATGTAAGTGTAGATGAAAAAGCAATTAATTTATCTCATTCACATGGAATATCAGGAACAAAATCATTAACAATACATAATGCATTAAAAAATGGAGACAAAGTTATTTTAATAAGGCAACATGGAGGTCAAAAATATGTTGTTTTAGATAAAATTTATTAAGGGGTGATGATATGATACCAGGTGTTCAAGATGATTTACAAGAAGATTTTGATATAATTACCCAACCTACAAAAACATATAAACTAGATCTAGAAAAAAATATAATCGTAGGCTACTGTGATGGTATAGAAGCATTAAAACAAGCAATATACAAAATACTAAACACAGAAAGATACGATTATTTAATTTATTCATGGAATTATGGTGTTGAAATAAAGAATTTAATTGGAGAAGAAACAACATTAGTAATACCAGAACTTGAAAGAGTAATAAAAGAAGCATTGATGCAAGATGACAGAATAGAAGATGTTACAGATTTTGAATTTTCAATAGATAAAAATGTTGTAACAACAAAATTTAAAGTAACATCCGTTGAAGGTGTTGCTGAAATAGAAAAGGTGGTGAGTATATAGTGTTTGATGAAGAGGAATACACTTTTGAAGCTATACTAGAAAGAATGCTTGACACCGTACCAGATACAATGGACAAACGAGAAGGCTCAATAATTTATGATGCGTTAGCACCTGCAGCTGCAGAACTAGCACAAAATTATATATGGCTACAAAATGCAATAGATTTAGTGTTTGTAGATACATCTGTGGGAGAATATCTCGATAGATTATGCAATCAGATAGGAATTACAAGAAAACCAGCAACAGGAGCAATTAAGCAAGGAAACTTCTATGATGAAGAAAACAATTTGATGGATGTTGAAATTGGAAGCAGATTTACATGTGGAGATTTATACTGGAGTGTAATTACAAAAATATCTGATGGAGTTTATCAAGTACAATGTGAGTCCACTGGTGTAGGTGGAAACAATGTTACTGGAGATCTAATACCTGTAGATTATATAGATGGATTAGGAACTGCAACATTAACTGAACTTTTAATTCCTGGAGAAGATGAAGAAGATGACGATACATTAAGAGCAAGATATTTAGCAGTTTCAAACGATGTAGCATTTGCAGGAAATATTGAAGATTATAAAGAAAAAACAAAAGCATTAGATGGTGTTGGAGGTGTTAAAGTCATTCCGGTTTGGAATGGTGGCGGAACGGTAAAATTGATTATAATAAACTCAGATTATAATGTAGCAAGTAGAGTATTATTAGAAAGTGTACAAACCGCAATTTGTCCTAATTTAACGGACGAAGGAACAGGATTAGCACCAATAGGCCATAAAGTAACAATAGTAACACCAAGTGAAATACAAATCAACGTAAGTACAAAAATTACCTTATCAAGTGGAGCAGTATTGGAAACAGTACAGCAAAGAATAACGGAGGCAATTGATAATTATTTGCTGAACTTAAGAAAAGCTTGGGAAGATAGTAGTAGTTTAATAGTAAGAATTTCACAAATAGAGTCAACAATATTAAATGTTGATGGTGTACTAGATGTTTCTACAACCACAATAAATGGTCAAGCAAGTAATCTAGAAGTAACACAAGAATACTTACCTGTGCTTGGAACTGTGGAGGTGCGTGAACAATGAGTAAACTAATAAATTATATGCCTCCATTTTTACAAGGTGTTAGAGAATATAATAGAATATTTGATGCAGAAGATATAGAATTAAATAATTTAGAAACAAACATGAATTTATTGCTAACAGAAGTTATAGTAAAATTAGCTAGTAGTTTTGGATTAGATAGATATGAGAATATTTATGGAATTAGAACTGCCAGTGAAAATATAGAAGCAAGAAGAGCAGCAATACTTACAAAAATAAATAGTAGAGTGCCATTCACATATAAATGGCTTTATAGTCAATTAGAAGAAAACTTTGGAAAAGATGGATTTGAAATAAATATAGATTATGATAATTATACAATAGAAATAGTAATAAACGGAATACACTCAGAAGTTGCTGACATTTTAATTGAGAGTTTCTACGATAAATTACCAGCAAATATGCAACAAAGTTTTAGATTGATAACTAAATGCGATTATAATGTGGGGGCTGTTGTAGTTCAAGAAGAATTTGATACCTTAGTAATAGATACATCAATTATTGAAGAAAATGAAGAAATTGATAACAATGCTGGAGTAGGTATGGTAATCACACAGCTAGAAGCAAATGAAATGATAATTGATAATTCAATTATAGAAGAAACACAAAATATAACACAAAATGAAGAAATAGGCGGAGCAGTTATTCAAAAGGAAAAAGAAACATTAACCATAAACAATTCAATTATAATTGAAGAATCAATAATAAATAATAATAGTTATATGGCATCAAGCGTTATACAAAAAGAAAATATGAATTTAAAGGAGGAATAAAATAATGGCAGGTTTTAATAATATTTATATTACAACTGCTGGTGCTCAATTAGCAGCAAAAACAATTGTAGGTAAGAAACTACAATTTACTGTTGCTAAAGTAGGAAGCGGAACATTGTCAGACTCAAGTATGAGTGCAATAAAGGCTAGAACATCATTAGTTAATACAGTAATGTCTATTGATATTACTAGAGTAGAACAAACAAGTCAAACGCAAGCAACTATCGGATTTGTATTTAAAAATACAGATGCCCCTAGTGCTTTTTATTTTAGAGAATTAGGAATATTCGCATTAGATCCAGATACAAAACAAGAAATATTATTTGCATATGCGTATGCAGGAAACAATGCAGAGTATGTAAATAATTCAATCTCTGAAATAGTACAGAAAAAGATAAATGTTGTAGTTACAGTAGATAACGCATCAAATGTTGAAATAACATTAGATAGTAGTCAAATTTATGTAACAGAAGATGAATTAGAAACAGCACTAGCAAATGCTAAATTATATAGTGGTAAAAATTATGGTGTTAAAAGATTATTTACTGATAACACAATAGCAAGTTGGACCAGAATAGGAGATGCAGAAGGATTAAGTGCAAATGCAACAAAAAATGGTGGCCAAGTAGCAAATGACTTTGATAATTGTTATCCATGGTCTGATATTAGAAGATGTAATGTTGATCCAGCAACAGGTCAAGTTTTAGCTTACTATGGAGAGACAGGATATGCTGCAGATGGAAGTAACGGCGAAGTTATGGTAAAAATACCAGAATTTTGGTGGAAAAGAGAAAGAGTGCCAGACGAATTTGGAAATGTGTATGAATACATTTACATAGCTGATTATGCAAGAGCAGGATATAAAAAATCAGAAGAGTTCTTCGTAGGTGCTTATTTATTAAGTACAACACAAGAAGAAATAGAAGGTGTAAATACAATAATAGCACATTCAAGAAGTGGAGCAGTTCCAAGATACAATACAACAAAAGCAAACTTTAGAAATTATGCAAAAAATACTGGAGATGGTTTCTGTTTATTAGATTACCATTATTTCTTATTACAAATGTTATATCTAGTAGAATATGCTCATTTTAATTCACAAAGTATGCTAGGAAATGGTATAACTCAATATTCTACAGGAACATCTTTATTAGCTGAAAATAATACAAATAGAATAATAGTAAATTCTGCAGGTACAGGACTATGGGTTGGAAAGACTGTAGGAATAGGAACATCTGCAGGAAACTTTAGTATTGCACAAGACAGAGAGATTACTGCGATTGAAGATTACAATGATGGAACTATTAGTGGAAAAGCAATAACATTTGATGGAGAAGCTGTAAATATTGCAGTAGGAAGTGTAATATTTGGATGTGCTCAAAAATCAGGAGGAAATGATGCACTAGGAAATAAATCAGGAAGCATAAGCAATAATAGTTATCATTCTGTAAATTATAGAGGAATAGAGGACATATTTGGTAATCTATGGCAACATATAGATGGATTAAATATAAAAGACTATGTTGCGTATATTTGTAAAGATCCAGATGAATATATAGATGATAAATTTACTTCACCATATGAACAAATTGGATATACAAACTCAGATGTAACAGATAGTTATATAAAGAAATTAGGGCTTGATGAAAAACATCCAGAGGTAGCATTACCTATTGAATGTGCAGGAAGTTCTTCGACAGGTGCTTGTGATAACTACTGGAGTTCAGCAGGAAACAGGATAGCTTACGTCGGTGGCAACTTCGGCAGCAACGGTACGAAAGACGGTTTCTTTGCGTGGAATTGT